AGCTAGCCAGTGACGTTAAGGCTGCTGGTAAGTGGAAGACGAACCACAAGGGTTCATATTATGCTGCTGGTGTGAGGTCACAGATTGCTGGTCGTGGTGCTCACCTAGCTTTGTTAGATGATGTTATGTCAGAGGAGGACAGTTTCAGTGAAGCAGGTCGTAAATATATTAAGGACTGGTATCCGTCGGGACTTCGTACACGTCTCATGCCTAATGGGAGTATTATCATTATTAATACTAGATATCATTTTGATGATCTATGTGGTTGGCTTTTAAAGCAGGAGACAGACTTAACTGAGAATAAGTGGGAAGTAATTAGTATTCCTGCTTGGTTGGATGAGACTGCAGCAGACCTGTTAGGATTGCCAGAGGGTAGCTCTTACTTCCCAGAGTGGAAGCCAGACAGTGTGTTACGTGTAGATGAGCAGGAGATTAGGGCATCTAACGGCAGCAGATACTGGGAGTCTCTGTATATGCAGAACCCTTCTCCTGAAGACGGTGGCATCATTAAGAAGAAATGGTTTCAGTGGTGGGAGTATGAAGACCCACCTAGCTGTGAAATGATAATACAAACATATGACACAGCCTTCTCTACAAGTAAGACGGCTGACTACAGTGTCATACAGACCTGGGGCATCTTCCACCAGCTAGAACAGAATGAGTATGGTGGTGAAGACGTGATACCATGTCTAATACTACTAGGCAATGTTAAGGAAAGATTTGAATACCCAGAGCTAAGACGTGTAGCTCAGATGTTATTTAAGAAACACAGACCTGATGTATGTATTGTAGAGAAGAAGGCTTCGGGTCAATCTTTGATACAAGACATGAGGAGGGCTGGTCTACCTGTGTTGGAGTATTTACCTGATAGGGACAAGGTAAGTAGGGTGTATGCCTCTACTCCAATAATGGAGGCAGGTAGGCTATTTATTCCACGAGGGAAGGAATGGGCTAATGACTTATACGATGAGTCATTAGCTTTCCCTAACGGAGCACACGATGACCAAGTAGATGCCATGACTATGGCAATTAGTTATATGAAAGAAAGTTGGAATGTAACCCACCCTGATGATCCTAACTGGGAAGATGATTATAATCCCAGACGGCAGAAGAGGGTTGGATACTGGAGAACTTAATGATATAATATGCCATACTCATTAATCATTTAATAACAGGAGACAATCATGGCAGGACCGTTAATAAATATGTTAGCAAAATCTGGTATAAAAAAAGCAGTAAGTAAATCAGGAACAAATTCAGATAAGCTTCTTAAAATTAGAAAGAATCGATTAAAAGAAGACAGAGCTTCTACTGTGCAGTCTCTTCCAAGTAAACAAGAAAGAAAACTTGAATCACAGTTAAGGGAAAAAGGAGAAATTCCTGGAACTAAGACAACTATTAAAAGAGGAATGTCTTTAGAAGAATCACCTTTAACAAAGGGTGAGAAAACTAAAATACAATCTTTATCTAAAAAAGTAGCCAAGACAGATAGCTATGAAGCAGAAGAAGCAGAAGGTGAACTTTTAGATTATGGTGAAAAACTAATTGAAAAATATGGCTCAGGTGTTGAAGACATACTTGACAAAGAAATGAGAAAAAATTTTAATGTTAAAACTGTAAATAAAAAAGCTGGTGGACAATTAGCATCTAAGAAAAAAACTAAAACAACTAAAAAACCACGAGGTGTCGGTGCTGCTCAACGTGGATATGGTAAAGCTCTTGCAAGAAAGAAAACGTAAATGGCAACCGAACGTAATCCGTATGACCGTATCGAAGGTGATAACATAATCCAACTCAACATAGAAGAAGAAACAACAGGTGGAGGTTCTATTGAAGTAGACCCTGTAACGGGAGAAATCACTGTAGACCTAATGCCTGAAGAAACTGAGATTGAAGTTGAGGTAGATGTAGACACAGGCTTCTATGAAAACTTAGCAGAACAACTAGACGACGACAGGCTACAAGAAATTGGTAACACTGTCATTGATAAGTTTGAAGCAGACAAAGACTCACGTGCTGAGTGGGAGTCTATGTTCGAACGTGGCTTTGATCTATTAGGATTAAAACTAGAAGATACAACAGAACCATTTGAGGGAGCTGCCACTGCAGTTCACCCACTGTTGATTGAGTCTGCCGTCAAGTTCCAAGCCAAGGCCAGCCAAGAGCTGTTTCCTTCTGGTGGACCAGTGAAGGCTCAGGTCATGGGTTCACCTACACTTGAGAAACAACAACAAGCTCAACGTGTACAAAACTTTATGAACTATCAGTTGACTGACCAGATGCCAGAATACTTCGATGAGTTCGAACGTATGTTGTTTCACCTACCCCTAATTGGTTCAGCCATTAAAAAGATTTACTACGATGCCAGCCTAGAACGTCCAGTCAGTGAGTTTGTACCCATCGACCAGTTTTATGTATCATACTATGCCACTGACCTACGTCGGGCTGATCGGTACACACATGTAATCTATCGTAGTCCAACTGAGTTATACCGTCAGATTGAAGCAGGTATGTATGCTGACATAGAGTTACCTGATGCAGGTATTCCATCTATGTCAGGCATGGCTTCTAAGATGGACAATGTATTAGGTCTATCACCATCAGGTGACGACGACCCACAATATGTATTATATGAACAACACTGTTACCTTGAGTTGCCAGAAGATAATATGCACTCTGGTAAGGCAGCATGTCCATACATTGTAACTGTTGAAGAGCAGTCAGGTCAGGTACTAGCCATCCGTAGGAACTGGAATGAAGGTGACAAGAAGTACGAAAAGAAAATGCACTTTACTCACTATCGTTATGTTCCTGGATTTGGTTTCTATGGTCTAGGTCTTATTCACTTCTTAGGCAACCTAACTATGTCAGCCACGGCAGCTATGAGGTCACTACTTGATGCAGGTCAGTTTGCTAACCTTCCAGGTGGCTTTAAGGCTAAGGGTGTACGTATTGTAGGTGACAACGATCCAATTGCTCCAGGTGAGTTTAAAGAGGTAGAGGCCACTGGTATAGACCTGTCAAAGGCAATTGTGCCTTTGCCATTTAAGGAGCCTTCACAGACACTATTTAATATGCTAACATTTGTAGCTGGTGCAGGTCAGAAGTTTGCTGACAGCACAGAGCAGGTAATCTCAGACAGTGGTGGATATGGTCCAGTGGGAACTACAATGGCTTTGTTGGAAGCTTCAAGTAAGTTCTTCTCTGCAATCCACAAACGAATACACAAGGCACAACGTGACGAGTTTAAGATTCTGGCACGTATTGACTATGAGTACCTTCCAGATGAGTACCCATATGAACTTCCCAATGCAGATGAAAATATCTTCAAGCAAGACTTTGATGGTCGTGTAGATGTACTTCCCGTATCTGACCCCAACATTCCATCCAATGCACAACGTATGATGCTTATACAGATGGTACAACAGGTTGCAGCAGGTTCACCTCCTGGAATGTTTGACATGGAAGCAATCAACCGTATGCTACTAACAGCAGCTAACGTACCTGATGTAGACCGTCTAATGCCACGTAAAAAGGAAGCAGTGCCACTTGACCCTATATCAGACATCAAGGCAGCTTCAGAAGGTAAACCTATTAAAGCCTTTATGGGACAGAACCACGATGCACACATTGGTGTCAAGATGGCCTTCTTGTCAGACCCAGTGAATGCTAAGAATCCAGCTATGGCTAAACTAGGTCCAGCTCTACAGGCCAACATCTCTGAGCACATGATGCAGAAGTATGAAGAACAACTACAGGGTATGATACAACAAGGTCAACAGGCTGTAGCTCAGAACCCAATGATGGCTATGCAGGTACAACAACAGTTGTCACAGATGCCTGAGCCAGAAGCCATGATACAAATGCAAGCTGCACAGCAGTTAACTCAGATGCACCAGCAGATGATGCAGCAAGGACCTCAGTCTCCTGAACAACAGATGGTGGCTCTTGAGGGACAACGTATTCAAGTTGAGCAGCAGAAGAATCAGACTCAGGCAGCCAAGGCTCAGGTTGATGCCACACTTAAAAACCGTGACCTTGACCTCAAGGAGCAGAAGATTATTATTGATGCACAGAAAGCAGGAGCACAGGCTCAGTTAACTGCATCACAGAAAGAAGAAGATCGTAGCAACAAACGTGCCATCGAAGCAATGAAGTTACTGGGTGATCTACTCAAGGCTCAGGAAAGTAATGAGCTAGAAGATGCCAAGGTAACGTCTAATCTTCTAATGCAGTTAATTCAAAAAGGCCCTGACGTTTAATGCTTTATGAAGAATTAGTAAAAGAAC